ATTCTATCTCCAAGTGGTAAGTCTTTTGCGTATGGTGGTATAGCCCAAGGCCCAGAGTCAGGTTATCTTGCTACTCTACACGGTAACGAAGCAGTCGTACCATTAGGAAACGATAGAAGTATACCAGTAGAAATGAGAGGACAGTCAGGCGGAAATGTAGTAAATGTAACTGTAAATATGACTGGTGGTGGTCAAGGTCAGACTTCAACTACTGGAGATGGTGCTATGCAAGGACTTGGAAGATCAATTGGTGGCTTAGTACAACAACATTTACAACAAGAAATGAGACCTGGAGGTTTATTGAATCAACAAGGTACTAAAGGTAGAACATAATGGCAATAGGATTACACCCAAAAACAGGTAACATACCAGGCTTTAGTGCTCCAGTAGCATACGATAAAGGCGTGCAACAAAGTGCAAAGCCTCGTGTGTTAAAAGCACAGTTTGGCGATGGTTACGAAATGAGAGTTAGAGATGGTATAAATAATACTCCAAGAGAGTGGACACTTACCTTTGCTAATAGAACTAAAGCAGATATTGATAATCTATATGATTTTATCAATGGTCTAGCATCTGTAGATACTGCTAAACTTACTATACCATTTGATGGAAGTGAGAGCACAGTAGTTGTAGTATTAGAAGAATATAGTAGAACACTAAATTATGATGATTATTATACTTTAAGTGTAAAAGCAAGAGAAGTATTTGAAGCATGAGCCAGCCAATAACAGGAACAAATAACGCTTTAGTTACTGACTTACAAGGGCAGTCTCAAAGCAGTGGTCTTATAACAGTTTTTGAAGTACAGCTACCTAATAGTGATTTAGGAGGCCCAGGTGTTGATAAACTATACTTTCATGATGGAGCTAACGGAACTGCAAATATACAATGGTACACTTTGCTAGATGACGATAACTTTGGCTCTACTAATGCAGCACACTATAGTGCTAGCCCTGTAGATTATGTAGCGTTTCCTGTAGAATCAGAAGGCTGGGAAGTTAGAGGCTCAGGTACAGGTTCATTACCCAGACCTACTGTACGTTTTGCAAATATAAACCAGTACTGGAATGCACATCTAAGCGAGTATGATGATTTAGTAGGAGCAAAAGTAATCCGTAGAAGAACTCTACAAAAGTATTTAAGCACAACTCCACCTATTGAGTTTAACCGAGATGTATACTATATAGAAAGAAAATCAAAAGAAGATGCAATTATGGTAGAGTTTGAACTAACTTCTGCTTTTGATGTACAAGGTGTTAAATTACCTAGAAGATCTATTATTGCAGCCCGCTGTCCTTGGAAGTATAAAGATCCAGACCAAGGTGGTTGTGACTGGCCAGCAGATAATAGGTTTACAGTAGATGGTACTGAACATACACTTTATTTTGATAAAGACGACACTAGAATAACCAGCTATACAACTTGGGGGTTACAGAATGTTCAAAGTAATAGAACAAATAATTTATATGCGGCTCAGAGTTACTCAGTAGGTGATCATGTAGAATATTACAGACCAATTGGTGGACTAATATCTGCAACTGCTGTAACTTCGGGTGCAAATGTTACTTATACTGTAGCAAGTGGTCACGGTATAAGTGTGGGAGAGTTTGTAATTGCAAAAGGATTTACTGATACAGATGCAAACTTCAAAGCAGTTCCTCTCTATGTAAGTGCAAAAACAGCAACTACTATTACTGTTCAAAATCCAAGCGCAACTATAACATCATCAAGCGGGTTCTTACAAGCTACTAGAGTTACGTTATATAAATGTAAAACGGCTCATAGTATTGCAGTAGGGGACTCTGGAGACGATATTATTAGACCAACTAATATATCTTATTGGGAGTTTGGAGATGTTTGTGGTAAGAGATTAACTTCTTGTGCAAAACGTTATGGATTTGAACCTGCAAACTCAAGCGCTAGTACTACGTCATCAGGAGTGACAAGTATTACTATAGTTAAAGGAAACGGAGTAGCAGGTGGTGGAAGTGGATATACAAGTCCCCCTAGTGTAAGTGTTAGTGGTAACGCAACAGCAACTGCAACTGTTTCTGGAGGAAAAGTTGTATCTGTAACTGTAACTAATCCAGGGTCAGGTTATACTACAGCACCTTCAGTTACTTTTTCTGGTGGTGGAGGATCTGGAGCAGCAGCAATAGCACATATTAACAACAGAGGTACACGTAATGTATCTTTACCATTTGGAGGCTTCCCAGGAGCAGCACTTTACTAATGATTGAACCAGTACTAGAAGATGTAAAACAATATGTTTATGAGAACGCAGATATAGAAGCCTGCGGTCTTTTAAGTTTAGAAAGAGGACGAGTAAAATGGAATCCTTGTAAAAATAAAGCAGAGAATCCAAAACATGATTTTATAATTGATCCACTTGATTATAAAGCAATAGCAGACAAAGGTGATGTAGTAGGTGTCGTACATAGTCACCCTGGAGAGTCACCACAACCAAGTGAATTAGACCGAGCTGCGTGCGATAAATTAGGAATTCCTTGGTATATTTTTGGAGAAAATGACGAATGGATAAAATTGGAACCGAGCGAAAATACTTATGATTTGTTGGGAAGACCATTCGTTTATGGCATCTATGATTGCTTCACTATCTTAAAAGATTATTACGAGACACATGGAATAAATATATACCCATATGAGTACGAGTGGGAATTTTGGGAAAAGGGAAAAAATCTCTATTTGGAGAACTTTGAAAAAGAAGGTTTTAAAAAAGTAACAGATGGTAGTCTACAGGAAGGAGACCTCATTTTAATGGCTCTGAATAGTGAAATTACCAATCATGCAGGCATCTATGTAGGCAGAGGAAAAATGCTACACCATGCACCTAACAGATTATCATGCCGAGACTCTTATGCTGGCATGTGGAAACAGATTACCAGAATGGTAGTAAGACACGAAAGTTTATGAAAAAAGTTATTTTAGAAGGACAATTAGGAGAAAAGTTTGGGTCAGAATGGAACCTAGACGTGCGATCGCCTGCAGAGGCAATGCATGCAATTATGTCCCAACGTCCAGGAATGAGACAGTATTTAGCAGAAAGCGAAGGAATACAGGGGTATGAAGTTCTTGTTGATGGTGCATCTATAGAAGATGAAAATGAGCTACTTATAAATAACCCAGGTCAAGGTGGATATACTTTTGTACCAGTAATTGGTGGATCAAAAAGTTCAGGACTTATGATGATACTAGGAGTTACCTTAATCGCCATGACAGGTGGATTAGGGGCAGGATTTGCAGCACCCTTTATGTCAGGAGCAGGTGCAGGTGGATTAGTAGGTGGAGCAGCAGGTACTGGACTAGGAACTTTGAGTGTAACCTCTGCAGGAACAACAGCAATAACTTTAGGTAAAGCGGGTACGGCATTATCTTATCTAGGAACTGGATTACTACTTGGAGGAGCAGCAATGATGTTAGCTCCAGATGTGCCAGATGGAAACTCATCAGAAAAAGCAGAAAACTACTTATTTGGTGGCCCAGTCAATACAGTAAAACAAGGAGAACCAATCCCTTTAGTTTATGGAAGAGCAATTGTAGGTTCAAAAACTATTTCTGCTTCAGTATTCACTAATACATCTAGACAAAAATTAACAGCAGGAAGAAAAATGGTAGGTATACCAAACTTTAGAACAGACGGTAGTAAATCTGGTCAGACAGCTAATACTACAAGATACCAGAATCAAGGCTGGAATGTAGACCCCGGAAGATAATGAAAAAGAAACAACATTTAATAACTATTCGAGGCTCTAAAGGAAAAGGAGGAGGCGGAAGTACGTTTGAAGCAGACGATAATATGTTTGCTAGACAGAGTGCTGCCTTTATTGATGCTATTGCAGAAGGGCCAATTAAAGGCTTAGTTTATGGAGATGCTTCAATTCTTGTCGATGAGGTACGTCTTAGAAACGTTAATCAGTCTACAGGTCGTGTGTCTTCAACTTCAAACTTTAATAACTTTACTGTAATCACAAAAAATGGAGATGCAACTCAAGTAGTCGATGCAGACTTCTTTGCAGAGTATCCTAGTGCTGCATTTACGCAAGATATTGGTAGTGCAGAACTATTAGAAAGTGAGCCCCAATATTTTACCATTTCTAGTGGAACTTTTGAAAAGAGAGAAACAGACTATGTAAAAATTACTGTATCCACTACTGGTATGTCTGCTATTACAAAGAAAGGGGACAACAAAGGTGACATCAATACTACTACTGTTTACTTTACAATTGATTTTCAATGGGTAGATAATTCAGGCGTACACCATTCAAGACAAATGTTTGATACTGGCTTTAACGGAAAAGTTAGTGGTAAGTATGCACATACATTTGGTTTTAATATTGAAAATATAAAACGTACTTCTACAATCAATGACTGGGCAATTAAAGTAACTAAACTAGCATCTAGTCCTGATAGCACCGAAAATACAGAAGTTCAAAATGCTATTTATGTAGATAGCATAGAAGCTGCAATTGCAGATAAACTAGAATACCCTTATACTGCATATGTAGGTGGAGTTATTGATGCGGAAGCTTTTAATAGCATACCTGCTAGAGGATATGAGATTGATGGTAAGTTAATACAGATTCCAAGTAATCACTATCCATGCGACTATAATGGTAGAAAATTAGTAGTTGCAAATGCAAGTAGCTTTGCAGTTGGAGATGTAATTGGTCAAACTTTAACTATTTCTTCTCTTACTGCATCTGGTAACGGAGAAGAAGGATACACTGCTACAGCAACACTTTCTGCAGCTCATGGAGTTGCACCTGGCGAAACCTTTAAAGCAACAATTGCTACTACTGCATCTACAGATGAAGACTTTTATGAAGGTACTTTTGTCTGTACAGCGACTACAACAACTGCATTCACATATACACTAAATAAACCATTTAACGAAACTACTGGAGAGTATAAAACTTTATCATCAACGACCTGTGGTGGCACAAAAACTGCAAGTATGTTTGCTGGAGGTTTAGTTGACAAAAAAGTAGGGAATACACTTTATCTACGAAATGTTTCAGCAGCTTCATCGGCTGTTACAGGAACTATCACAAATCAAGACAATGATAGTACAACTGTAACTTCATCTAGTCAAGTATTTATTCCCGCTAACTATAGAAGAAACGCAAGCACAGAAAAACCAACAACTTCAGAGCAAGATTGGGACGGTACTTTTTACCAATCATGGTGTAATAACCCTGCATGGGTATATAATGATTTAATCACTAATAAAATTTATGGTCTAGGAAACTATCTTGGACAAGCCCAAGTTAATAAATGGGAACTATTCCAGATTGGTAGATACTGTGATGAACTTGTACCTGCAGGCGTTGGAGCAGCAGACTTACTAAGTATACATTGTACTGAGGATACTAACTATATCCCGAGTGGATCATCAGGACAGCACGAACCAAGGTTTAGTGCAAACTTAGTTATTTCTGGTAAGCAAGAAGCGTATAAAGTACTTAACGATGTAACTAGTATATTCCGAGGAATGACTTATTGGTTAAATGGCGAAGCCTATATAGTACAAGATTCTGAAAAAGACCCTGTATATCAATTTACTAATGCTAATGTTATTGATGGTCAATTTTCATATGAAGGAACAGCAAACAAAACAAGAACAAATTCTATAATTGTAAATTGGAATAATCCTCAAGACTATTATAGAAGTAGAGCAGAAATAGTTGAATTAGAAGAAACTCTACAAAAAGATGATGAATTTATAAAGCCAGAAGAAACAACAGCTTTTGGCTGTACGTCTCGTGGTCAAGCAAGAAGGTTGGGTAAATGGAAGTTGCTCACAAATAATTGGAATACCAATACTGTATCGTTTTCAACTTCTGTAAACGCAGCTTTCTTGCGACCAGGCGATATTATACAAGTTATTGACCAACAAAAAGAGGGAAAATCTTGGGGAGGCAGAATCTCCAACGATCAAACAGCTAGTGGTACTACAAGTATAATTAGACTTGATAGACACCCCACAGGTTTTGGAACAAACTCTGTAGAAACTGGGTACGCAGTTGGAGATTACAGATTAACGTGTTCTTTTGTAGGATATAAAGCTATACTTGCACAAGATACTGCTACTATTGGCGGAACTGCCTATGTACGAGGCGATCATTTAACAAGTATTACTACTGAAGAAGCTGCCGCAAGACAACAAGACGATAGCGGAAATTTAGTATTTATACAATGGACACCATTTACCTATACAGAAACAAGAACACTTAGTGCAGTAAACGGTACTGGAAGTCTAAGTGTAAGTTCAGCTTTTACAGTTAAACCTACTGCAGAATCAATTTGGGTTTTATCAAGAGCGGCTCTTGCTACTGGTAAAACAAAACTAGAGGCAAAACTATTTAGAGTTATGTCTATTGCCGAAACAGATAGAAATATTTTTGAAGTTACGGGCTTAGAATATAATGCTTCTAAGTTTGACGCAGTTGATAAAAATGAAGCTCTTACACAGTACAGGACGATATACTTACCCGACAGTTTTAAAGAAGTCCCTGCTGTAGAGAACATTGATGTAGAGCCAAAAATTAGGGCGGCAGGTACTGGAGGCACGATTAACTCTTTGGTCGTAGACTGGGATCCTGCTACTAATAGTGATGGCAGCTTATATACCTCAGTTAGACATTATGAAGTAGAGTTCTCGAAAGATAACGAAAAGTGGCACAAAGCAGGTACAAACCAAAGTACTGACTATGAAATCATGGACATGACTATTGGAGATATCGCAATACTTAGTGGTACTTATTACTTTAGAGTTTACTTAGTAAGTCTAAATGGTATTAGAGGGCCAATGGCAGAAAGTGGAGCTATAACTGTAGACTTTAATAGAGCAGTAGGCCCTGCAGAAGGTAGTGTAGGTACTGATAATCACTTCATTAACTTTATAGGAAACATTAGCGGAGACTTCAGCTTAGAAGCAGGAAAAGTTACATTCAGTCCTGCTAACATTTTTCATAATGACGGTAAAAACGAACACGCAGTTACTAGCCAACCTCAACTTGATTTCACAGGCTTAACAGGAAGTAATACTGATAATAATGGAGCTAACACAGGTTATGTATTTTTTGACCATAGTGCGAATCAATTCAAAGCAATTGCTTTTGATGAGACATCAGGACAATTTTATCCTGTAGGAAGTAATGTATTTGCAACGGGAACAGGTAACCTTACCTCTAGTACATCAAGTCAGCCACGAAGATTTATAGGAATAAACTCGCCCGCATTTACTACTGAACTTGCAGTTGGAAATGTATTCAAGTATACAAGTGGAAGTAACACAAGATACCATAGAGTAAAGCGTATTACAAATAGTGCGCAACTTTTTACTTTCAATCCAACCAGAGATACCCTTACAAATAAAGCTTTCTCAAAACCAACCTTTTTAGTTGATTACGCCAATGATACTATCATGGGTAAAATTGTAAAAGATGGTAGTGGAAACTATACTTTACAAAAATTTGGTAGTTCTCAAGGAGAATCTGCATATGATGTAGGCTCTACGAATCTAAACTTTACATTTGACGCTAATCTTGATGGAACAGTAACAAATGAAAGTGCTTATAGTTGTGACTTTATTGTTAAAAAAGGTTCTCAAAATTATACTTTTGCAAATAGTGGCACAGCTCAACATACCTTTGGATTATCTTTACAAGCAAGAACTGGCTTTGATAATGATAGTGATATAGTTATTAACTCGTCAACTGGACAAGTAACGATTGGTGATGGAGATATGGACGCCCATACTGCAGCCACTGCGACTATTCGAATATTTGATAGAGGTCGAGCAGACTTACTAATTGCGGATAAAATTTTATCTTTTACAAAAGCTTCGCAAGGAACAGCGGGTGAAGATGCAAAAGTTGTAGTTGTGACTCCAAGTTCACAAATAATGACAAAAGAGATTTTCCCTGATGAAGGTTCTGGTGACCAAGATGATTTCATTTTCTTCCACCCAAGCAGTATTACAGTCACAGCGCACTGTACAAATACAACTCAAAATGGACAATGGTCTGTAAGTGGTGGTAGTGCAACAACAAACAATACAATTACAAACGGAAAAGCAACTGCCACAGTAAGTTCTACTCAAATAGCAGATGATATGACACTTACATATACTCTACATGCTGATGATGGTGGAGTTGCAGATACTACACAATTACATGTAGTAGACGCATTTAGTGGTTCAGTACAACCAGTTGTTTCTAATCCTGCTCATGTACTTCCTGCAAGTAAAACAGGAGTAGTAAGTGACTACTCAGGAAGTGGAACAACGATAAAAGTTTTTCAAGGCGCTTTCCTTTTGGATTATGATGGTGTAGGAACTTCTAATGGGCATTGGAAAGTAACTATAGGAAATACATCAGGTATTACAGAAGGTACAGCTTCTTCTACAGGAAGTAGTGGGCAAAGATACGCAACTATTAGTGACCACTCAGCAATGGATAATAGTGCTGATACAAAAACTATTACATATACCATTACAGGTAAAGATACTAGAGGAACGGCATTTACTTTTGTACAACAACAAAACATTGTAAAAAGTAAGACAGGATCTGATGGTAGTGCGGGACAAAGTGTACGACACGAAACTATCTTTAAGAAAAACGATAGTACTCTAACTTCTACAACAGGGGGAACATTTTCTAATCCGCTTGCTGGTAATACTGACTGGTCTCTTTCAATGCCAGCACTTACGGCAGATGGAGATATAGCATACGCAGCTTCTAGAACTTTTACTTCAGATGGAGCAAGTCCACAAGATTCATCTTGGACTACTCCGGTAGCTGCATTAACAAGAACAAATGGTACTAATGCTACTGCGTTAACAATTACAAGTACTCAGCAAAACACCCCAAGTACTGGTAGAACAACAGTTAACTTCAGTGATGGCACTTCTATAATTATTGATGATGGTGACAACGGCGATGATGGAGATGGTGTAGATGTAATTTATCAAAATGCATCTTCTGCTCCTAGCACACCAAGTGCTTCGGCAGGTGCTCCTACTGGCTGGTCATTTACGTCATCAGCTCCAGCTGCAGGAGAGATTACGTACATATCATTTGGTGTTAGAACAAATAA